CTGGAAGACCGCAGCAGGATTCAACACCTAAAAAAACCATGCCCAACATCTATGCTTTGGCCGACACGGCCACCGAGACCCTCTGCGAGGAACTCATGCGACTCTACCACCCAGACCTCGACACCACCGCCGCCACCATCGACCTCGTGTTCGCCCTGCGCGACCCCGAGAGCGACAGCGAAGCGCCTACCCTCGCCGTCAATAGCCATCGCGCCTACGGCATCACAAAAATCCACAGCCTAAAAGAACGCGTGCTCGGCCTCAAGGATGCCGAGATCGTCCTCGACGGCGACGCCTGGCCAAGCATGACCCCCCACGTCCGCCGTTCCGTGCTAGACCATCAACTGCAATACCTCGAGGTCCGCCGCGACAAAAATGGCGAGTATGTCCTCGACGACCTAAACCGCCCAACCCTCAAAATGCGACAAACCGACCGCTCGTTCGGGTGGTTCGACGCCGTCGCCGAGCGCCACCGCGCCCACTCGCTGGAGTGCATCCAGCTCCAAAAGCTCATCTCTGAGTCCGGCCAAATCTACATGCCCTTCGTCAACGACAACGGCTTACGCATCGCAAACTCATGAGCACCGATACTCCACTACCTACCGGCACATTGCCACCCAACACCAGAGTGCGCCACTACCCCGACGCCACCGAGGAATACCTCCGCTACCAAGTCGGCGAGTATGTGAGCCGCCCGCTCGAGTCCCCCCGCTACAACGGCCCCGTCTGTGTCGGTCACACCTCGTCAACCTCCCGCACCGTCGGGATCTTCCATGCCATCGGCTGGGGATCCTCCCTCGACGCCGCGCGAGCCATGTATCTGGCAAAAACCCAACCCACCCGCCGCCGCAAGAACCCATGAGCTACCAAGAAATCCAAATCCTCGACGCCATGAACGAAAGCGGCCGCGCCTTCGACCGGGGCATCGCCTCCCTCTACTCCGTCGCCAACACCGCCCAACGCTACCGCGTCCGCGAATTGTTCCGCGACGAGTGGGACCGCTACGCAAAAATCTCCGACGAAAACCCGACCACCCACCCGCAGGAACCCTACCTATGAGCGATCCCCGCCCACTCACCTCCGCCAGCAATATCCACCGCCGCGCCGAATGCCCCGGCAGCGCCCACGCGGAATTCGGCCTGCCCAATGAGGACTCCGAAGCCGCCAACGAAGGCACGATGCTCCACACCCACATGGCCGAGCCCACGCTCGACCGCACCCACCTCACCCCCGAGCAACTCAAAACGCTCCACAGCGCGACCGAAGGCAACGCGACAATCTGGGAAATGGTCGCCGCCGCCTCCACCCGGCGCGAAGACACATGGGACGGCGAATACACCCAGGGCGAGGAAATCGAACTCTGGCTCCGGCGCGGCATCCGGCCCGTATTCAGCGGCCACTGCGACCTCTGGCGCTACTACCCCGCCGCCAAACTCCTCGTCATTCTGGATTACAAATTCGGACGCGTCCCCGTCGAAGACGCCGAGAGCAACCTGCAACTCCGCGCCTATGCCGCCATGGGTGCCGACAAATGGGATTGCGACCATGTGCTCGTCGCCATTAACCAACCCCGCCTCCCATACGAACAACGCCTCCACATTGCCGAATACACCCGCGAGGCATTGCAGCAGGCCAAAGCCCAACTCCTCGCAACCTACGACGCCGCCCACAACCCCGACGGCTCGCCCCGCGAGGACGCCCCGCGCAAAGCCAGCGAGAGCGCCTGCCGCTACTGCCGCGCCTCCCTAGAGTGCCCGACCTACCGCGAGACCTACTCGTTCCTCGCCGAGGCCGCCCCCATGGGCAAACAGGCTTATGTGCAAGACCGCCTCATGCGCATCGGCGATGAGGACCTCGACAAGGTTTACACCGCCTGCAAGTTCGCCGCTCTCATTCAGGACAGCGCGAAGGAAGAAATCCTGCGCCGTCTCAAACTCGGCGGCATGCCAGGGTGGCAATCCACTCCCGGCCGCAAAAACACTGACATCACCGACCGCCCCCGCGCCGTGCGCCTCCTCCAGGGCATCGGCCTCCCCATCGAAGCCGTCCTCGAGTGCGCCAAGATCAGCCTCCCAGACCTCGCCGAGGAACTCCGCCGCCGCAACGGGCTCAAACAAAAAGAGGCCAAAGAGCAAATCTACCTCACCCTCCAACCCGTCATCGAGGTCAAGGACACCTCGCCCATCCTCAAACGCGTCGAGGCCGGCCAACCAGAGCTACTGCCATGACCACCCCCATCTCCTTCACGGTCCTTGGCGACCCCAAAGGCCAACCCCGCCCCAAGGCATTTTCGCGCGGAGGCCACGCCGCCGTCTACGACCCCGGCACCGCCGAGGGCTGGAAAAGCGCCATCGCCGTCGCCGCCAAGGAAGCTGGCGCCGTGGGCCTCCTGCTCACCGGCCCCCTGCGCCTCACCCTCTCCTGCTATTTCCGCCGGCCCCGCGCCCACTACCGCACCGGCAAGCGTGCCGCCGAACTCCGTGACGACATCACCCTCTGGCACACAAAAAAACCCGACGCCGACAACGTCGGCAAAGCCGCCGCCGACGCCCTCACACACCTAGGCACTTGGCACGACGACTCTCAAATCTGCGAGTTCATCGTCCGCAAACGCTACACAGCCTCCATCGCTCACACCGAAATCACCATCGAAGACCTGGCCGAATGAAAACTGAAAAAGCCCTCTCCAAGCGAGCATTCATGCGGCTCACCGGGTTTTCTTTCCCGACCGTCCAGCAGCTTTGGAACGACCCGTCGTTCCCCGTGGTCGCCGAGAAACTGTTTTGGTCGGACTTTGTGGCGTGGCGGCGGCGTAACCTGCGAGCCCCGCGTTCGCATACTCCGCCAAATCCTGCACCCGGTGGCGATCATACAACAAATGCACCAACTCCGAAGAGTGGTTCACCAGTCGCATTGCCACCTCGCGCGGCACGCCTTCGCGCCTCATTTGCGTAATCTTTGTCACCCGCAAACAATGGAAACTCACGCCCTTGATTCCCAAGCTTTGGAAAAAATTCTGCCAGCACCTCGACGGCTGGAACGGAAACTCGGCGATTGTATGTGTCCGGCGTTTTTCCTTTTTCATCGCGCGAAACATTTCCATGAGCGCGTCGGGAATCGGAACACTAAACGCCTTGCGCCGCCCACCCTTCGGAGCGGGAAATGTGATCGTAGGCACGGCGGCTTCCAGGTCGATGAAGGTGAGGGGAATCCTCGTTTCCCTCAAGCGGCAGCCGGTGAAAAGGCCAATTTCAAAACACACCCGCATCCATTCCTCGCGGGATTTCACGGCCTCTCGGCACAATTCAATCTCCTCCGGGGTGAATGCTCGCTTCACCTTTGTCTCATCCTTGCGAAGTTTCAGGCTCGCCAGCGGGTTGGCGACAATCAGGCTGCGTCGCACCGCTTCGTTCATAATCATTTGGAGAAATTTAATTTCTTGGATCGCCGTGTTGCGCCCGGCCCGCTTACCGCTCTTCTTTTTCTGATTGGGGCGCCACACGATATAATCCTCCACATGCGAGTAGCGCACAGAGGAGATGTCCAGACGATTTTCCTGCAGGAACATCTGCATCCATTTCCAAGCTCCGTTGTAGCGGATCTTGCTGTCCTCGGCCAAGCCGCTCGTCGCGATAAATCGATCCACCCACTCCCAGCCAATCTTGGAAACCGGGGCCGAGCGAAATTCCGAAACCTCCGCCTCGGCGCGCAAGGCGCGAGCCTTCGCCGTCTCATTGGGGTCATCGTGTCGCAGGCCTGTGGAGGATTTCTTCCATTCTCCGTCAACTTTGTGACGCAGATACCAGAACGGCTTGCCGGACATTTTGAAAAGAGAGGCCATGATTATTTTGTGTTCCCCCTCGTCAGGGGGACAAGGGGGACAAACTCACAAAACACGATGTCGCTTCTCTAGGCAAATCAAAACATTATGAAACGCTATAAAACGGATACTAAAATCGCCGGTTCGATTCCGGCCCTCGCCTCCCTTACCAATCAACGACTTGCGGAGCAAAGGGGACAAGAGGGGGACATGGAGGCTCTTGGCGGGGTTCGATTACGGGACTACCAAATACCGGCGGTTGAGCGGTTGAGTGGGTGCGAGAGGGGGATTTGCAAGGCTCCGGCGGGGTCGGGTAAAACAATTATTGCGGCGGCGGCGCTGGATCGTTGGGTGGGACGCCGGATCGGGCGCTCTCGGGTGATATGGGTTGCGAATACGGTAGATCAGCTCGACCAGGCGCGGCGCGCGGTGGCTTTGTTCCCGGGGATCGCCCATTTCGCGGCGGTGGATTTCGCGTGCTATGCCGGCGTCGCGTCGCTCGCAGGGTATGGTTTGGTGATCTGCGATGAGTGCCACCATGTGGCGGCTCCGGGGTTTGCTCCCAAACTGGGGTTCTACGGAGGCCCTCGATGGGGGTTGAGCGCTACGCCGGATCGCGCGGATGATCTCAAGGAGACGGTCTATGCGTTGCTGGGGGACATCGTCTATGAGGTGCCGAGGGAGGCGCTGGTGGACGCCCGGCAACTGGCGCAAGCTCAGGTGCTCGTGCATGCGCCCAACCGAAAGGGGGACATGGAGGGGGACATACGCGCGGCCGCGCTGCCTGCCTATGAGGAGCGGAAACGCAAATGGCCATGGCTGTTCCGGTCAAAACAATCTGCCGATGATCAGATGGGGCGCTGCGTGTGGCAATCCGCTCAAGAGGTTGGCATTTTCCAAAACGCAGCGCGAAACCAGCGCATCGTCGCGTTGGCGCGCGAGCACGCGGCCGATTCGACGCTAATATTGGTCGGCAGTATTGTGCATGGGTTGGCTATCGCGGCTCAGGTTGCCGGGGCCGAGGTGTGTTACGCCAAACTGGGCGCAAAAAAACGCCGCGCAATGATTGCAGCGTTTGCAGCGGGCGAGCTCAAAACCATGGTCGCAACGAGCCTGGCGGATGAGGGGCTGGATGTGCCACGGGCAAATTGCCTGATCCTTGCGGCGGCGGGACGCAGCGCGGCGAAGGCGGAGCAGCGGACGGGGCGGGTGCTGCGGGCGTTCGCGGATAAGACACACGGAACGATCCACGACTTTGCGGACTTGCAGCATTATTTCCTCGCGGCGCAAGCGCGTAAGCGGATCGCTGTTTATCGCTCCCTCGGATATACCATCACGGAGGTGACGCCATGAAAAACCTGCGCAATCTCATCAATGGCGGGGGGGACGTGGAACCGACGAGGGAAGAAATCGCCGAACGATTGCAGGAGCCCTACCGGAGTGCTCCGCCTGCGCGATTAGCTCAATCCGTGAGCGTGCCGTCCGGAGTGGCTCAATCGCACGAGGCGGAGAAAGGGGTGCTGTCGAGCATTCTAAACGCGGCGCTCGAGGGCGGGGACGCTGCGAGGAGGGCTATGTTTTTCGCGGAGTCGAAGGTGGCGTCGGGTCATTTTTTCGACGAGGCGCACAGAGAAATCTGGATCGCGCTGAAGGGGTTGCACGCTGACAATGAGCCGATGGATTTTATCACTCTGACGAATGCGTTGGAGGGGTGTCGGAGCTTGGAGCGGGTGGGGGGGGCGGGCTACATTACCGAGTTGGCGCTGTATGTGCCTACTGCGGCGAACATTGACCACTATGCAGACATTCTGCAGGAAAAACATGGGTTGCGTTGTTTGGCGGCGGTGGCGGAGCGGTTGCGCGTGGCCGCGAGTGATGGCGCTGCGCGACCGGGAGATGTGTTGGACGAGGTGCAGGAGGCGCTGCAGCGCATTAAGGTCGGGCAACGCGTGGGAGTTTTGCCCGACCTGGACGATATGGCGGATTTCACAGGGGACAATCTGCCAACCCCGCCGGCGGAGTTGGTGAGCGGGCTGTTGCATCAGGGCAGCAAACTCATTATTGGCGGCACATCGAAGGGGCGAAAAACATTTTCGCTGATGGATTTGGCCATCTCTGTCGCGACTGGAGCGGATTGGTGGGGCCACCGGACGATCAAGGGCAAAGTTTGTTACATTAACTTTGAGATTCAGCGGCCCTTTTTTGCCAAGAGATTCACGGACATCTGCCGGGCAAAGGGGGTGACGCCCGCGCGCGGCATGTTTCGGTGTTGGACGCTGAGGGGCTATGTGGAGGGCATCGAGAAGATGGCGGCCGAGATCACGAAGATTTTGCTGCAGGGGGACTATTCCCTAATTGTTTTTGACCCAATCTACAAGGCGCTCGGGGACCGCGACGAGAACAAAGCCGGGGATGTGGCGTCGATGCTCAATGAACTGGAGGCCATCGCGGTAAAGACCGGTGCGGCGATTGCATTCGGCGCTCACTATTCCAAGGGCAACCAAGCGGCAAAGGATGCCATGGACCGCATCGGGGGGTCGGGTGTGTTTGCGCGCGATCCGGATGCCATTCTGACCATGACGCCGCACGAGGAGGAGGAGGCATTTACAGTGGATTGCACCCTGCGGAATTTTGCGCCGAAGGATCCTTTTGTCGTCAAGTGGGATTGGCCGCTGTTTACCCGCGACGAGGGGCTGAATCCCGAGGCGTTGAAGAAACCCAAACAGGTCGGCAAAGCCCGCACAGAGGATGGGCAGTTCAACAAACGCTACACGGTGGATCACATTCTCGACTGCCTGAAAGAGACGGTGGGCGGACGCAAGCCCACGGAACTCCTCCGGCTCGTGGCCGAGCAGACCGGAATGGGCAAATCGAAATTCTGGATGCTTTGGGACGAGGCGAAGGCCAGCCCCTATGTGATCCAGAAGGAGCGGAGATTTTTCCACATTAGTTCATTCACCAAACAACCATGAAAATACAAAATACAATCACAGTCGCAGGAGAGCGAGACCAGCTTTCTAGCTCCGGCAACGTCGAAATGTTCACGTTTGAAATAACTTCCAGGCATGCACTTACAAAGCTCGCCGTCGAAGAGATTGCCAATATGCACGGATTCGGCGGGCAGTCGTTTGCAGCCGAGCACGCGCAGCACGATGGGACACACATATGGACAGGGCAATCAACGCGATACAGCGACTAACGAATATGGACACACCAGAGACGGACGAGCTCTATGAGCGCCTACTGAAAGAGAATCCCGGCAATCTCATTTATTTGGAGGAGATGCTAGAGCTGGCCCGCAAACTAGAGCGTGAGCGCGACGAGGCGCGAACAGAGCGCGACATTCTTGAAATCGTTGATCCAGCATGGCCTGTATTTATTCGACAAATGGAACGCGAGCGCGACGAGGCGAGAAACCAGCGAGACATTTTGCGTCTCGATGCTCAACGCGAGGCAGAGCATCACGACCGGATGGTTGGAGAGCTTGAAAAGGTCTACGCTGAGCGCGACGAGGCGAGGGAGGAGCGGGACAGTCTGCAAGTCATGCGCAAGGAGGTTGTTGCCGCTAACAAAGGAGCAAAAATCAACGCACATGTTAGCAACAGCCTTGCTGGTAAACTCAACCGGGCAGAGCGCGAGCGTGACGAGGCGCGGGCTGAGTTAGCCGAGTGGACGGACTCCGCCAAAAATGTCAGAAAGGAATTCGAGGACGAGCACCATTGTTCCTGCGTTCCAATTCTCCGAAAACTCCTGAAAGACGCTGAGCGCGAGCGCGACGAGGCGAGGGAGGAAATTCAAAGGCTGCGTCTCGCACTAAAAACGCACGATTTATGAAAATACAGGTTTACTGCAGAGGGTCTCATTCATATAGCTAAGTGTGAAAACGACAAAATACCTCCTCAAGACAGAGAACGGAATGTTCCTCGGCAGCCCTACCAATACGCTGACCGATAACATTCAGATGGCTGCGGTGTTCAACCCCTACCAAAACCCTCCGCACGAGACTGCGGCCAGATTTGGTATACGGTTCGGGAAAATGACTCCGATGGAACTTATCCCACTCAGCGGCGGGATATTCCCGAAATACGAGTTGAAGGAAATCGGGCAAAACTTCAATCAGAAACCAACCTTCCAAGCACGCGATTACATCATCACCCGTGACGGGTATCGCGGAATCGTGATTCGCCAACTGGATCGCGGTGACATGTATGAGATTAAAACCGCTGGCGGATACACAATACGCGATGCGAACGATCTCAACCTCGACGAACTCATGTTGGAGGAGGCCGCAGCATGATCCCAAAAATCATACTTAGCCTCTTTGACCACACGGGAAACTGGGCCAGGCCTTTTGCCGAGGCCGGGCATGAAGTGATCGCCCTTGACATCAAGAACGAAGGCGAACTTGGTGATGTGAACCGGTTCAGCGTGGAATTCCTCGTTGAGGAACTTGGAATCGAATGGGTGGACGCGATTATTGCCGCGCCGCCTTGCACGGACTTCACGAACAGCGGCGCATGGAAGTGGAAGGAGAAAGACGCCGATGGACGCACCGCCGCCAGCACGGAACTGGTTTATCAAACCCTGCGCACGGTGGAATTCTTCAAGCCGGATTGGTGGGTGCTCGAAAACCCCGTGGGCCGCATCCACAAGCTCGTGCCCAGCTTGGGCAAGCCTCTCGCATTTGATCCGGCCGATTATGCCGGCCACATTGCCACCCCAGACGATGCCGCCACGATTGACCGGCTCCGCGCCATGCCTATCGAGGACATGACCCAGCAGGACATCGAGGACATTAAAAGACTCAACCTCTACACGAAGAAGACCTGGCTCTTCGGGGATTTCAACCGTGACGGCCTAGCCGCTGCCAAGCGCCGGATCGAGCCCATACGGGCGACTAAACAAGGTAGCTGGACACAGCGCCTCGGCGGCAAGAGCGAGAAGACTAAGGCCGCTCGCAGCGCCACCCCGGAGGGATTCGCCCTAGCATTCCACCAAGCGCATGATTGGTTTGTCAGCGAAAAACGGCGAATGGAGGACGGATTTGAAGACGAATCGGATGACGAATTGGAGGACGCCGCATGAAAATACACCTCACCAAAACACTGTTTACTCATACAAAAAACGCACAACTTATGAAAATTACTCCACAGAAAACACCACTGGAGTCCAGCGGCTATGGAGTAGCTGAAATCACTCCACTCCACCGGCTACTAAAGTAACGCCGGAGTGGAGTGGTCAGTGACCGTGATTCTCAGCGACTCCACTCCATCCGCGAAGTGGACTAAACCAACAAACAACCCAACCAAAAATTATGAATCTCCCAAACCTGAAAAAAGCTCTCGCAAAAAATAGCAGCAATTCTGAAAGTAGCGCAGCCAGTGCGCTAGGTAGCGCAATCGGTAAGGACTCAGAGTCCCTAGGTAGGGACCGGGAAATCGGACTCAAAGGCCCTCGGATAAAGAAAACTTCCTTTAAGGAAGTAAAGAAAGACAGCCGCTTTCAGCGCGGCGAGTCTGAAGCCTCGCCCGCTAACGGGCAATCGAAAAAAACGCAACGCAAAAACGATGTCCCGCGCGTAAAAGACCGCGCCGAGACGTTCGGCGAGCAGTTCGAGCTGCTGCGCAAAAAGGAGCCGTCGATACGCCCGCTGGTCCGCGCTGTCCGGCGCCTGGCTGATTGCATCAATGATGGGGCGCCCGAGGCAAGCGCTAAAGTCATCGCCGAGGCCAAGGTGGCCACGCATCGGATTTTCGACGTGCAGGCAAAAGTGCTCGTCGAGGTGCCGGACCACAAAACGCGATTAGCTGCCGTGACGTTGGAATTAGCCTACGTCGAAGGTTTGCCGGTCAAACGCGAGATTGTGCTGACCGGCTCATTCGAGAGCGGGGAGTCGGTGATCGAGCGGCTCAAGGGGAGCCCGGAGGCAATGAGGGTCATGCTCGGTATTCAAAAAACGGGGGGTGTCATTGACGACGACACCACCACGGGAGAGGCGCTGTGATTAGCGTGTTCAGTAATCGACCGATTTTTGAAAATACCGGTTTACTGGCAGGAGGCTCGTGCATACAGCCAAGTGTGAAAACCAAAAACACCATCCCGCATGACGAGCGAAACAACTACGGGCAGGCGGCAGCAAAAGCCCTAATTCGGGCGCAGGCGGCCCGCAGGCAGGCTTTCACTCCTCGCGAGGGGGGTGGGAGCGGAAGGCCGCTAAAATCTGCCAGAATCGCATTTTCTTGCGGTGCTGCGGACGGGTTGTTCCTGATGGTCACCCTCCGCGCTGAATTTCGGCGCTGGTGGAGTCGCCGCAATGCGGACCCCGCCATGCGGGAGTATTCCAGGACGGAGGCCCGGGCGGCCATTCGGCTGCTGCGAAAACTCAAGGAGGCCCTATGAGGGTGGCTCTCTACTATCGGGTCAGCACCCAGGAGCAGACTACCGAGCCACAGAGGCTCGAGTTGCTGGAATACTGCCGCCGTCGGCAGTGGGACAAGATCACGGAATTTACCGACGTGATCAGCGGCAGCAAGTTTGCCCGAGTGGGGTTGGACATGCTGATGCGCGGAGTGCGCAAGCGCGCGTATGACGTGGTTGTGGTCGTCAAGCTGGACCGCCTCGGGCGGAGTCTCACGCATCTGGCGCAGCTTGTTGGCGAGCTGGAGTCGCATCGCGTGGCGGTGGTTGCCACCACGCAGGGCATCGACACTACGGAGAGCAATCCGGCCGGCCGATTGCAGATGCACGTATTGATGGCCGTGGCGGAGTTTGAGCGGGACATCATCCGGGAGCGCACCAAGGCCGGCCTGAAGGCAGCGGTGGCCCGGGGCAGCACGCTCGGTCGGCGAGCGCTGCGGTGGACTCCGGAGCAGACGGCGACCATTGCCGGGTGGCAGGGCACGGTTGCGGGACTCGCGACCGCCCTCGGGTGCAGCCTGGGTAAAGCGCATGGGCTGCTCCGGGCCAAGCGCCTTGACAGCGATAAACCGGCAGATTAGCCTCCCTGCCTCATGAATTCTCATGACATCGTGCGAGCAAACCCCGGCGTGTGGTTCGAGACCTACGGGCGCATCCGCGACACTAGCGGGAAGCAGGTGACGCCGCGCATGAATGTGCTGCAGCGCCGGATCAACGCGCTGTATGTGCAGCGGCTGATGGAGCAGCAGCCCCTCCGGGCGATAGGCCTCAAGCCCCGCAAGCGAGGATTCTCGACCATGGTGGCGGCGATCCATTACGCGCAGCTGCAGAACTTCGCGCATCAGGGCGTCGTCATTGGGGACAAGCTGGAGACGGCCGATGTCGTGTTCCGAATGATGCAGAATTTCTCAGACCACGACGGATTCAAGCTCAAGTGGGGCAGCAAGCCCGACTCCACGAGCGAGCGGATGCGGTTTCCTCACGGGTCGCTCCTCCTGCAGGCCACAGCACGCGGCAAGGCCACGGCGCGCGGCATGACGCCGCAGTTCATCCATGGCACGGAGGTCAGTCACTGGGAGAGCCCTGAGGAAGCGATGGACGCCTCGATGAACGCTGTGCCCGACTCGGGATTCAACACGGTCTTTTGGGAATCGACGCCCTTTGGGGCAGGCGAGCCATTCGCGCAGACATGGGAGTCGGCGCGATGGCCTACTGCGGAAGAGTGCGGAGGCGCCGAGTATTGGAAACCCTGGGAAGCTATGTGCCCCGACCAGCCACCTGGAGGTCTGCGCGACCGGCTGTTCGTTCGGGTATTCGCAGCCTGGTATGAATTTGACGAAAGCGTCATGAAGCTGACTGCTGATCAGAAGCGGGAGATCCGCGACAGCTTGGACTCGGAGAGTTGGTATCGAGGCGAGCAAAAGCTCATCGACCTCTACGGCAACGACGGGCCGGTGGGCCTGCGCCTCGGGACCGAGGTCGGGCATGCTGATGTGTGGGAGCAACTGGCATGGCGACGGTTGACGATCAAGACCAAGTGCCGAGGCAGTGTGCGCATTTTCAATGAGGAGCATCCGACCGACCCGAAGTCGTGCTTCCTGGCGAGCGGCCGTCAGGTGTTTGACGAGGACGGCATCACGCATATCCAGTTGCTTTGCCGAGAATCGCCAACGCATGGCGATGTCAACGACCAGGATGGACGGGCGACATGGCGACCGACCTCGATGGACGCAGCGACGGTGTGGCGCTGGGAAGCCCCGAAGGTTGGGTGCCGGTATCTCATCTCGGCGGACTTGGCGGAGGGCGAGGACCAGACGAAGGGCGACAACCCCGATGCGCACTCGGCGCTGGTGTGGCGGGACGAGTATCTGGACGAGCGCGGGGTGCTGTGGCCGATCAAGCTGGCCGCGCGGGTGAGGCCACCGAACCGGATGCCCATGATCCCGTTTGCGAGGTTGGTGAGGGCGCTGTCCTGGTATTACGGGAACTGCATGGTCATTCCGGAAATGAATAATTCAGGCATGTCGTTCATGACGGCACTTCGCATGATGGAAGGTGGGCCGTGCCCCCCGATCTGGCAGCGGAGGGAGCGCGATCCGCACAGCGGCACCGAGCGGGCATGGGACGGCTGGAGGACGACGGACAGTGCGGAATACAAGGGCGTGCGGGCGACGATCATCTGGCACATGCACGAGTTACTGCGCAACAAGCTAGTGGAGATTCGTTGTCCCAATATGGCGACGGAGTTGGCCGATTTTGTGGACAAGCGGGGGCGGATGGAAGCCGGTAGCGGTCACGACGACGATGTGATGTCGGCGGCGATCGGGCTGTATAACATCGGGTCGGCAACGGAGTATGCCCGGGCGGTGCGGGTGGACTTCATGCCAAGGGATGTGGAGCTGTGTGAAGCGAGGGATACGAAGAGCGGGATGTTGGCGATGAAATGGTGACAGCGAAAAACAGCTTGACAGCGTGAGCGGCGGGGATTAGTTGCGGGAGCAACCAGCCTGCCAATGCCACCCAAAGACGACACCAAGAAGCGAAATTTGAATCTCACCGACTCGCCTGAGTCATTTGCTCAACTGCCGGCCAAGCCATCGCTCGCGCAGGAAGTGATGGCGTATGAGAACGACCCAGTGGCGCGAGCGGCTTACCAAGAGAACCTAGACATCGACAGCGACTACAAGAAAGAAGCCACTCGGTCGATGCGCTCGAAAAACGACGCAGACCCTTATGTGGCCCGGAGCGAGGGCCGGGCTCGCTCGAGGGCGGATCGGGCCGGGAAGGTAGAGGCGGCAGAGCAAAAGCGGTCCGATTTTTGGGATCAAGGGAAACAAGGCACAGCGGCCAACGAGGCCCAGCAGGAAAGGAACGCAGCCTTCCAGAGGACAGACGCGGCAAGGCAGGGAGCGAAGGATGAGGCCATTGCGCCCATACGGGAGCAGGCCCTAGCCCGCAACAAGGCACAGGCCCAAGAGCAGCAGAACATGCAAGACCCGGACAAGCGCATGGCCGCGCTGCGCATGGATATGGCGCGCGACGGTCGGCGACTATCGTATGCTGAATTGAGCGGACCCGAAGGCAAGAAGTCCACCTACATGAGGCCCACCAAAGAAGGCACCGAAGGGTATCTGGCTACGCGGGGCAAAAAGAATTTCCAAGACATGGCAAACAAAGCGGTTGGCATGGCAAGCGCGAAGCCATCCCCGGGATTGCCGCAGAACATGACGGCTGCAGCCCCGCAAGCGGGCATCGACCGCGCAACCAACGCGACGGCATCGGCGACGCCCAAGCCGGCGACGCCCAAGGTGGTCATGCCGACATATAATCGGCCGCCTGCGCAGCCTGACCCGAACGTGTTGCCCCCCGGAGCGCCTGCGCAGCCCGACCCGAATGCAGCAGCGGCGATTGCGAGTTTCAACCAGACGCAGGAGAATCTCCCTCGAGGGTCATCCATGGCGCAGACCGCCAACCTGCAGAATTTGCAAAAGGGGAACGTGCCGACGTTGGCAAGTGTGCCAGGTGAGTTGGCTCGCAGAACGGGAAGCGGACTAGGTGCGGTGGGGCAATCGATAGCAACGAGTGCGCCGGTCAGAGCCGTTGGAAATGTTTTAAGCGGCAAGACGCCATTAGTTGGCAAAGCCAAAACTCCCGCTCCCAAGCTTGCGGCCACAGGCACCCTCCCGAGCGGACGCCCGGTGACAGCGACGGCCGAGGCTGTTGCCCCGCAAAGACCGGTTGCCCCAAGGACTACGGTGCAGGCGGCGCAGAAGAAAAAACAAATCAACCCACTGTTGGCTGTGAAATAAATGTTATGGAAAAAACAGACATAGTAAACCCGACTTTCAAGCCAGCCCAGAGGAGCACGGAAACCTCGCGTAACCCATCTATGGCGCAAGCGGCCAACTTGAAAAATTTACGGAAAGGCGACATCCCGACACTGGCAAGTGTTCCCGCAATGATTGCGAATAAAGCTGAACAATCTGTGCATTCGTTTGTGCGAGAGGGAATGAAGCAGCGACCAAACCGGCTTCGAGATGGTGCGCTGGTGTTGAAAGACATTGTCACAGGAAAAAAACCTTTAATCGCCACCGGCCGCAAAGCGCAAACGGAGCGCTAATTTTCCTTAGATGATCGACACCGACGACGAAGAGGAATTGATCCCCGGCAGCACGGCCGAGGACTATGTGGAAGCGGAGCCGGAGCCAGTCCCCGCTGCGGCGCCTTCCGCGCCCAGCGATGATTTTGCAACGATGCCCGAGCCTCCCGAGGCCCCGGCATTTGAGGTCACGCCGAAGCCTCCGCGCCGCCCGGAGTTGAGTCCGGCGCCCTCGGACTACCCGAAGAATGTGGCGCGCATGCGCGATTGGGCGGAGCGGACGGGAGAGTGGGAAGAGCGCGAGAACGCTAAAGCGGCGCGCAAGGAATTTAGCGAAGCGCGCCGGACGCACAACGCCGAGACGCGGAAGGTGAGCGCGGCGACAGGGGCGCAGTATGACTACGACGCCGACCGCCTCGCCCGCCCGAGGATCGACCCGCAGACCGGCGAGCAGGCATTCACGAAGCGCGTGAGTCCCGTGCGGTGGGACGAGCAGGGGCGGCCCTTCCAGGTCATCCAGAACGAGCAAGGCAAGCGCAGCGAGCGGATCGCCGATCCGGATGCCGGTGCCGCGATTGGCCCGAACCCCACCGCCCCCGAAGACCCCTCTATTTACCGGAAAACCAAGTTTCAACCGTGGGAAGCCATCGACCCCGAGGAAGGCATTAACTCCCCGGATGGCCGGGTGGTGCGCGCCAGCGCGAAGGCGCTTTTTGATCGGGAAAAAACCACGATGAAGCGCGAGCGCGACGAGATTGCCTTGAACTTGGGCGACCCTGCGCGACCGACCGGCTTGAGCCCCGAGGCCCGGGCGAAAGTCGAAGGCGAACGGCAGGGGTTGGCGGAGCCCGCGCCGCCGCCTGCGGAGGTCAAAGGAATGTTCGGCGGAGTGAATATCGAAGCCACGGAAGCTGCGAAGAAAAAATGGCAGGAAGGCGAAGCGTTCCGCTCTGGGTTGTTGGCCGAGAAGCAAGCGATGCTGGCGGCAGACGACGAACGCGCCGGGTTGAAAGCCCGAGCCTACGAACTTGATCAAAACTTGTTTGGGCTGGAAAAAATGCCCCTCTCTGAGTTCGTGCAGGAACGCCGCAAAAAAAAAGCGGAGAGCCTGGCGGCCCTTGATCCCGAGGCCGCCCAGGCGGAGATCGAGAAGCGGGGAGCAGCGATCGCTGAGGAAGACGCCGCCACGGACGCGGCCATGCAAGAGGTGCAGCGCCGCAACGCCGCGCTGAACGAGCGCACGGCAAAAGGCATCACGCTGCAAGAAATGGACTCCGTCGCCACCGAGCGCGCCGCGATCGAAGCCGACGCAGCGGGGCTCGAGGAGCGCATTGCCAAGCGCAACGCCGCCGCCGGGGAAGTCATGCAGGGTGTGGAGGCGATCAAGGCGAAGGACGCCGTGGAACGGAAAAAATCCCGCGACGAAATTCGTAAAACGCCCGAGCTTGCGCCTTTCGCTGATCGTCTCGACGCGCTCGACGCCGAGACCGAGACGCGGATGTCGGCCATCGACGCCATGCCGCAAGGGCCCGGCAAGGAAGCCGCCCGCGCTGCTTTGCAGGAGGACATTTCCCAAAAATCCGCCGTCATCGACAGCGAATACGGTGTCGCCGCGCGTGGAGGATTTCCAAAATCGTTTGACGATAAGGAATGGGACGACGCTGACCGCAAAGCCTGGAAAGCCCTACCGAAGGAAAAGCAATCCGAGTTTTTGGAGACGAAAGCCTATGTGAACATCCGCGACGATATTCGCAGGCAATACGACTTCACCGCCAACCGCACATTCGATCAATGGAAAGAGGAAAACGCCGAACGCCTCGCGGCGCAAAAACCCAACGCCACAAACGAAGAATTGCAGGCCGACTACCAGAAAAGCCAAGAGACGATTTTGCGGGCATTGGAAGTCACGATGCGGCGAAAAGGCCCGACTCACGACGCCGCCGTGCTGGAGATTTTCCACAACAACGACCCTCAGAAGCAGGCTTTGGCCGAGTTGGAGCGGAACCCTGCTGAGTATTGGGCCGGACAGATCAAGCGGGCTTTTGGAAATTACCAAGCATTCAACGCCGCCGCCGCCGGGCTGATTGCCAATTTTATTCCCGGCCAGAAAGACAACGCAGCGTTAATGCTGCTGGGCGCACAGGATCAGCAAAATGACCTTGCCCGCAAATACCCGCAGGTGGTGGAAGGGATCAAAAATGTTGGATCCTCCGGCGATGCCGCCATGTGGGCTGGGCAAACATTGACGAGTTTGGCCCCGGACATCGCCGAAAGCATAGCGGCAGGTGCAGCTGGAGCCGCCGTTGGAGCCGCCGTCGGAAGCGCCGTGCCCGTCGCGGGAACAGCGATCGGCGGAGCGGTGGGAGGTATCGGTGGTTTTTTTGCGCGATTGCTTGGCAAGGCGGCGGTTAAAAACCTTGCCAAAAAAGAACTTCTCAAGCAGGGCGTCAAAAAAATCACGCGCGAGGCGCTGGAGGCGACCGGAAAAAACATTCTCGCCCGCGAAGGTGTCGAGCAACTTTTGAAAACCGAAATCCGCCGCATCGGCGCGAAGACCGGCATCGTGCTTGGCGGAGCGGCCAGTTCCTACAAAGGCAACACGGCGGAGATTTACATGAACCTCCTCGGCGAGGAGGGCGTGGATGCCGACAGCGCCGCCGCCACCGCGTTGGTTTTTGGCGTTCCCGCTGCCGCCATGGACATGGTGGCCGAAACCGGCCCGCTGACCCGCCTATTGGGATTTGGCGCCAAGCCCGCAAAAGAATTCGCATCCGCCGCCGCGAAATATCGAGCCCGCGTGATGGAGGAAGCCGCGCAGTTTGGCGGAACGGTGCTCATGGAATCTGGGGCCGAGGGTGCGCAGGCGCTCACCGGCTTTGCAGCGAAACGATTCGCCAAGGACGGATTCGATTTTGCGAACTACTCGCCCATTACCCAAGAGGAATGGGATGAATTTGTCGAAAGTTCCGCCGCCGGAGCGCTTGGCGGCGCGGTTTTCGCCACCGCCGGAGCGGCAGGCGGATTGAGGGATGCTCGTAACGAATTCCTGCAAAACGAGCCGCCCTCCGCGCCCCAGCCTGATCCCTCTGGCACACCCCCGCCACCGGTTTTGCCCGAGAACATCGCCGCCATGCAAGCCGAGATCGGGCAGGCCGCCCCAGAGCGCCAGGCCCCACTCGCCACGGCTATCAAAGTCGTTTCCGGCGCGCCGATGGATTCGCTCACGAAGGCCGAGCAGGATGCCATCAAGCCCCATGTAGCCACGGTCGGCGGGCAGACCGTGCTTACCGACGATATTTTGACAGAACTTTCCCAAGCCTCCCCACAGGCTGCCGCGCTCATGCAGCAGGGGAGCATCCGCGACGAATCCACGCGGCGGTTAGAGATTCTTGAACAAGAAAACGAACAAGAAAAAAAAGGAGGTGACACACCAAATGAAATCAAGCTGCAAAACATCGGCAAAAATGCCGGCCAAGTCGGCCAAGTCGGCTCCCAAGGCAATGAAAATGCCCAAGGGAATGAAAATGCCCAAGGCCTCGGGACGGGGGCGCTAACGCTAACAAACCAAGTCCGCACCGGGATACAGTCCGGAGTAGCTTCAGCCGATCCCGACATGCGGGAACTGTGGGCAGATCAATTAAAGCGCAGGTTAGAGAAAAAAGGGACATTGACATGGCAAGATGTCCCCCAAGAGCTCAACCAGGCAATGGATACAGCCTCTTTTGCATCTTTGAAGCAAGCATTAGAGGAAAACCCACAAGAAGCCATCGCAATCATCGCAGGAAAACAAAACCTGACGCCCGACGGCACGGCGGGAAGCCTCACGCTCCCGCCGTTGCCCGTGGGGCGCTACGGCAGCCTCATCAACAAACGCGAACAAGCCGTGGCCGGCACACTGGCCACACGGTTGGTCCAAGGCGGGGCGGACCAAGCCGCCGCCGCAAAATTCAGCGAATACTATGTGAAGCGCGAGACCCTCCGGGGGTGGGGCACCGACAAACTCAAAGCCGCTGTGCAGGAATTCTCTTCGGCGGGAGGCATGACGAATCCCCAGGGCATCATTGAGAGCGTCGCCGCCTCCGATGCCTCCCAACTTGCCGAGGTCGACGCCATCACCACCCAAGTATTCAAGAGCTTGGACACCGATCCCCGCGCGGCGAGCATGACCCCTGCCGAGCGCAAGGATTTCGAGACAGTCGTGCGCCAACAGATCGCGCCCGCCGTGCTGCGCTACGGTCCGATTCTACGGCGCCTCGAGGCATTCTTCGACCCCTCGGGCAAAGACGACCTCGCTGCAGGCTCCGACAAATTAGTCATCAACGCCGCCGCGCTCATCGGAGAACGGGGGGTGGATTTCTGGAGCAACACCGAGAACACTGATATCATCATCTCCGAAGAGCTCGGCCACGTTTCTCAGGTAAAAATCCTCGCGCAAAAAAACCGCGAGCGCACCGGAGCGACGGGGTCCGATATGGAACTCGCCCTGGCCGAAGCCGAGGAGATCTTCCTCCAACTCCCGCAACCGCTACAGCAAGCCTCGAGCACACTTTACGGCAACTCCCCGAACCCCGGCATAAGCGGCATGGAATTCTTCCGCCAGATGCTCCAAGGCGACATCGCCATCTCCGAAGGCCGTGTGCTGGACAGGGACGGCAAAGTCATCACCGAACTCGCGGTGAACGACGCCGGATGGATCGATAAAATGCGAGGCGTCTTTGAGCAACTCTTCAAAGCCTTCAACAGCCTACGCAGCACCCTCTCCAGCGACCTCAAGCAAGAAGGCCGCAGCGAAGCCGAGATCAAGCTGCTCACCGACCGCGTGGAGACCATCCGCACCGAGTCGCTTACATTTTTCAAATCCCTCAAAAAAGAGGGTGACCGCATCCGGGGTGCGGCGTATGAGAACCAGTATGCTACTACCCGCAACTCAAATAAAAACCAAGCCACCGACACCCGAGGAGGCACAGGAACAACGCCAGATTCTTCGGGACTGCTACAACAAACAACGCCCCCTGGAAGCCCAAATGCGGCGCTCGATGGCACCTCAAGCCAGCAGCCTCCTGCAGGCACACCTCTTGGAGCAAATCAAGCCACCCGGCTTGCAGAGCTAGAATCCCGCGAGTCCGAGCGCGCCGCCCGCGAGGAGCGCGCCAAGGAGCGCCGCGCCGAGTATGTCGAGCAGCGCGCCGGGGATTTGAAGGATTACGAAAAGGTGGTCGCCGCCGCCCCTGAGGACGCCCGCGAGCAAGTCGCGGGCCTCGTCCAGCAAGCGCCTTCCGGCAAGGTCTCCTATGTCCTCGTCACCAACAACCGCCGCGTCCCCGCCACCTACATCGCCCTGCCCCCAGGCGTCGTGCAGACCAGCCACATCGGCCCGGATTTCCAGAAAAACCCCGAGTATGCCGGCCAAAACACCCGATCCTACGATACCGACCCCGCTGAGCAGAACAAAGTGCGCGCCGGATCTCTGCCCGGTGCGCTAAACGAAGACATCCTTACCTCCACCGACCCCAGCAGCGCGAACAGTGCGCCGCAGGTCGCCATCGTCATCGACGCCGGTCCCGACGGTCAGCCCCGCTCCCGCTGGCAGACAGCCGGAGGCAACGCCCGCGAGATGATGAGCAACCTCGCGCCGCAGGAAGATCAAGACCGCGTCAGCGAGGCTTGGCGCGAGAAGTCCGGGGTGTTTGGCTTCCAGTCCGTCCCCGACGGCTTCCGTGGCTACCGGTTTCTCGGCACATTCGACATCCGCACCCCCGAAGGGGCCCGCGATTACCAGAAGCTGGTCGATGATCTCAATCCCTCCACCGGCGTCGTGCAGGATGTCTCCGACCGCGCCGATCTGGATGCGAAAAATATTCCACTCGATTTGGTGGCGGATCTTCCCGTGATGATGAGCGGCAAGCAGGCCACCGAGGCCCTCTCCCGCCTTCTCACCGCGCCCGGCGACATCGTCGAGCGCAACCGCGTGGCCCCCATGGCCAAGAATCCCGCGCAGGCCCAGGCCTACATGCAACGCATCATGTTCGCTGGCGGGCTCGGCCTGCCCAAGCTCACCAACAAGATCGCCGATTACCAGTTGCAAAACCGTAACGCCGCCTTTGTGGAACTCGCCGCCGACTCCGCCAAAGCGGGCATTGCGCTGCGCCAGAGCGGCAACCCAAGCATCGCCGACGCCTTTGGCAGCATGCTTTCCAACGTGAGCGATTACCTCGACGATGGCCGCACGCTCAAGAGCGCCTTGGAACTGGCCGCCAACCAAGTCGAGATGGATGCCGTGGTGGGCGAGACCGCAGTGGCAGTCTCCGTCGCCACGCGCCTCGGAGAGTTAATCGTCCTCGACAAGCGCGGCCGCATCAACACCGAAGCCACCAGCGATGCGCACAAAGACTACATGCTCGCGCTGGCCAGCGGGGTCGCCAAAGCCAACGAAGACGCCACCATGGGCAACATGTTTGCCGAGCAGCCCCTGTCCATGGCCGAGCGCATCGCCGACATCAACGCCGCCCACCGCCTCAAGACCCAAAAAGACAGCGAAAAGACGCTATCCGCTCCCCGCCGCCAATCGACTCCCGCCACCCGCATCCGCGACCTCGAGCGGAAGCGCCGCCAAGAGGGGCTCAACCGCTACGAGAGCGAAGAACTCGCCCGCCTGGAGAAAGCCGCCGGGCAGCAGTTCATGGACTTCTTCGAGACCACCCGCACCCAGCGGTTCGAGTTGCAGCAGGAAGTCGCCCGCCGAGGCATCGAGAGCGCCCCCGGAGAGCAAATGGACCTCGTTCTCGCCGCCGCTCGCAGCCAAGGGCGGGTAAATGCGGCGGGAATTCTTTTAGAGACAAAGCAGGAACGATTTGGGCGCATCTATCAAGAGCAGGAGGAGGAAACCAACGCTTTCCCGGCGGAAAAAGTCGAAACAGAAGATCAGGTTTTATCTCGTTTGCGCGGAAAATTCGGCAACGAAGCCGTTGAAAATACGATTGCAGGCTACAACGAACTTCGAACCAAGCACGAGCGGTTCAAAAAGCGTTTTGATAAAGAAATTGACGCCATGGCGCTTCAGTTCAATGGGGAACCCATTCCAGCGCCGATCAAGGGACTCAAAAGATCAATTGAAAAAGCTTTCGATGATTACGACGGCAAGGCGTCCATGCTGAAAGATTTGCTTCGGGCCACAATCGTTGTGGATACCCTGGAAGACGCTGTAAATCTCAACGAAGAAATTCAGCGCCGGTATAAAATTATCAAATGGAAAAACCGGTTTGCTCCCCCTTTGCCAAGCGGTTACGGCGACATGTTAGGAGTTGTCGAAATGGCCCCAGGTATATTTGCGGAGATCCAAGTCCATGTGCCGGAAATCATCAAAGCCAAAAAAGTCGGGCACAAATGGTATGAGTTAGAAAGAACTTATGCGGGAGACCCGACAAAAGCCACAGAACTGGCCGATGTGCGGGCAAAAATGCAGGAACTTTATTTGGCGGCGGCCAATGCCTTCATCATGAGGGTCACAAGCTCTCGGAATTCCGAAAAAGAAACCGGAGAGGCCATGTCCAAGTTCATGGAAGTGGTCCGGGACATTTCCCTAGGCATTCCGGTTGACCAAATTTTCGGGTCTTCGCCAGGCTCCCAAGCAACGGGCACATCGGGAAACACCTCCAGAAACTTGGTGCCATTGGCGAAATCAGATTCATTCATCACTCCTTCTCCTACGCGCGGAGCCTCGGCCGGTCAACCAGTAATTACGCTCGCCAATATTCAGGATTACGCAGGCGATGTAGATCTTTCCGAGTTGCAAAACATTGAAGGCGTTAAAATGCCTAAGGCGTTCAAAATCGACCAAGAAAAACTTTCGCGAGGCGAGGTGCGGGTTGTCTCTGTCAGCACACTGATTAGTCCTAAAAACGAGTTACTTGATCCGCGTTATTTGGCCGGCAAGAAAAAAGACCCCCGACAAACCGCCGCCGATTGGATGGCAAAAACGATCAAAGGGGAGCCAGGGACCAAACGCCGAGCCCCGCTGGATGCCATCGACAATCGCGACGGAACCTACACGATCGTAGACGGCAACGCCACGGCGCAGGCGGCAATGCTGGCAGGTTGGAAAATGCTTCCCGTCAACATCGTCAAACCCCAAGACGCCACCCTCGCCGCCGCCCGCTCGCGCCGCAACGACGACCAACTCGCCTTCGATTTCACGGCGCCTGCCGTGCAGGAATACAAATCCGCCCTCGAGGCCGAGGGCATCACCCACCCCGTCGCCCAGGCGGCCGCCGCGCAGAGGGACCTCGGCATTCCCGCAGGCCCAGCGCTCAATTTGTTTGGCGAGCCCGACTCGCTTTTGGAGGGCAGGCAAACCACTCCCACCCGGCCCTCCGCCACACCAACTCCCGTTGCAGAACCCACCGCGCCTGCTCCCGCGACTGCTGTTCAACCGCCGCCCGCACCGGAGCCCACCCCCGAGGTATCAAATAATACAGCGCCCGCGGAGCAACCTGAATCGCAGACCGATCCCGCCGCAGTGGATCGGCTCAAGACCGCCGTGGGCGAGGCTTTGCGCAGCAACACCAGCATTGACCGCCGCGTGCTCAAAAATATGGCGCGCACGGCAGGCATCACCGATCCGGAAGCCGCCGCCAAATTGGTGGACGAGACAGCGGAACTTGCAGTGGTGGAAATAGCCCGCGAAATCGTGGCCCGTGGCGACAACCCGCTGGTCACTTACGAAAATCTGGTGGATCTCTACGCGCTGCAACCCGGCTTGACGAGCCGCACCAGCACCAGCCGGATCAACCAGGCATTCAGCACCCCTGCCCCGCTCGCCTATGTGGCCTCGCGCCTGGCCGATGTCGCCAACGGCAAGAGCGTTTCGGAATTCACCGCCGGGAACGGCATGCTGGTGATGGAATCCTCTCCATCCCGCGCGATCGTGAACGAACTCGATCCCGCCCGCGCCGCCCGCCTGCGCTCGCAGGGATTCCAAGTCACCGAGGCGGATGCCACGGTCGCCCGCCCGCAGCAGGTGGATACGATCGTGATGAACCCGCCCTTTGGCACGCTCATGCAAAATGACGGCACCAACCAACGGTGGACCGTCACCGTGCCGGGCGGCGCGCAGTTCGAGACCACTCAGATCGACCACCAGATCGTGATGAACCAACTCAAAAGCCTGTCCGCAGACGGGCGCGCGGTTTTCATCATCGGTGGCAAGCTGGGCGACACGCAGGAGGCCCGCGCAGAGGCTTACAACACCCGCCAGACCCGCGAGTTTTTTTATTTTCTCTACAAAAACTACAATATCACCGACCACTTCACGCTTTCCGGCGACCTCTATCGCAAACAAGGCGCGGCCTGGCCGATTGATATCTTTGTGATCGAAGGGCAGGGCCGTTCGTCTTTGGAGTTGCCAAGCATCGTTGCCCCGTCTATAGTCAACTCTTGGGATGATCTCCGAACAAAAATTCCGGCAAATGCTTTCTCGCGCCGAACCTTTGACAGCGAAAGAACGCTCGTGGGAGCGGACGGTCAGCCAATGGTTGAAGGGGGACGAGGACGACCTGCTGCTGAACTGGAACAACCTGCCGCTATCCGCCCTGGACAACTTGGCGGACGAGCGCCAAATCCGGAGCGCGTGGGACAACCCGGCGGAAATCCGCCCGATGCTTCTGGCGGCCAGCAACTATCTCCCGACTCCGGACTGGTATCAGGAGGGGATGCCGGAGGACGAGATGCAGGAATCCGCGATGGACTGGCTCAACAACCAAACCGCCTGGTAGCGGACGAGGAACCGGCGGAAAAGGCCGGCCGCTATCAGAACAAGTATGTGCCGCAGAGCGGCAGTTATTCGGTGGACACGCTTACGCCCACCAACCTTGCCAGCGCGCAGAAAACCGCACTGAAAAACCTCGAAGCCCGCACCGGCATGCCGGTGGACCGCTTAGTCGCCAGCAAACTGGGGTTTGCCACACCCGAGGAACTCCACCGCAAATCGGACGGCAGCGACCGCTTCAGCGCCGAGGCCATCGACGCCCTCGCCTTGGCAATCAACAATGTCGAGAACGGCAGCAGCTTCATTATCGGCGACCAGACCGGCATCGGCAAAGGCCGCATTGCCGCAGGCATGCTGCTCTACGCGAAAAAGCGCGGGTTCATTCCCGTGTTTGTCACGAGGAAGCCCGACCTTTACGCCGACATGATTCGGGATATTTCCGACATTGGGTTTTACGACGAATTGCGCCCGCTCATTACAAACAGCGGGCAGTCTTTTGAAGACCCGCGCGGCGAGCGCGTGCGCACCGGCACCGCCGCGAAGCACGATGTGATTTTGCAATCCTTGAGGGAGACCGGCCAGCTTCCCGAAGGCACCAACATGGTCTTCACCACCTACGACCAGTTGGGCAAGGATGCCCCGAGCAGATACACCGAGACCAAAAAAGAAAAAGCCAAGCGCAAAAAAGACGGCAGGGCCCGGCCGGACGGCAAGCGCGCCGCCATGATGCGCGCCATCGCTTCTCGCGCTTTTTTCGTGCTTGACGAAAGCCACACCGGAGCGGGCATCGACAGCGACATCGGCATCCGCTTGCGCGAGTGGCTGCCCACTTCCTCGGGCGTTTACTACTCCAGCGCCACTTTTGCCAAGAACCCCACCGCCATGCCGCTCTACGGCCAGACGACCATGCGCTACGCAGGGCTTTCTTCCGACGAACTCACCGATGCCATGACGAGCGGCGGAGTGCCGTTGCAGCAGGTCGTTTCCTACATGCTCGCCGTGGACGGCCAATACCTGCGCCGCGAGCGTTCGTTCGACGGCATTACCTTTGGCGAGATCACCGTGGGCGGTGAAAACGATGCCCAGCTTGCCGATCAATTCGCCACCGCAGCCTCGGAGATGCTCATGATGAGCATGGATAAACGGTTCGACAAAGCGCTGAAGGATTTTTCCAAACTCCTCAAGCGCGATGCCGCCACCCTTGAGAGCAATACCGGCGAATCCGCCATGGCGAGCGTGGAGTCCTACAGCTTCGCCGGGCAGATGCAGAATCTCACGCAGCAGTTCCTGCTTTCCGTGAAAGCCCGCTCCACCGCGCAGGATGCCGTGCAGCGCGTTCGCAACGGCGAAAAAGTCGTCGTCGCCCTGCAGGCCACCAACCAATCCGCCATCGAGGATATCCAAGGCAACATGGAATGGGGCATGAATTTCAACGGACTCATGCGCCGCTATGTAGACAAAATTTTCAGCGTGCGCGTGAAGGAGCCCGGAACAGAAGAGAGCGTTTCCATGAGCGTCTTTGAGCTTGGCGCGACCTTGGGAGTGGACACCTCGGAGTTGCAATCCATCCGCCAACGCATGATCTCCATGCTTGACGCCCGCGACTTCGGCACCCTGCCACTCTCGCCGATTGACGCCATGGAGGAAATCTTTGAAGAGGCGGGCGTGACCTATGGCGAGATCACCGCCCGCAAAACCGGCATGCGCGCGGGGGCGATCTACCAGCGCCCACCGAAAGATTTCAACACCGCCGCAAAAATCCAATCGGTAAAGGATTTCAACTCCGGCAGCAAAGACATCCTCATCATCAACGCGGCGGGCAGCACCGGCATTTCCATGCACGCGGCGAAAAACTTTGCCGACCAGCGCACCCGCACGATGCTCATCGCGCAGCCCCACTTGGACATCAATGAGTTTTTCCAGACTCTTGGCCGCATCAACCGCACAGGGCAAGTCACCCTGCCGAGCTTCTACATCGTGCGCAGTGAGCTTCCCGCCGAGCGCCGCATCGCCGCCGTGCTGCGTTTGCGAATGGCAAATCTCAACGCCAACACAACCGGAGCCGCCGAGAGCAACGTTTCTGAAAATGTCACCGGCGATTTTCTCAACGAATACGGCGACCAGGCCGCGCAGACCGCTTTGACGAACAATCCGGAAATCCTCACCAAGATGATGCGGATTTTTCCGAAATACTACGCCCCGAGGTCGTCCCAAGAGAACAGCGAAAGCGAAGCGGTCGAGATGGAGCCCGGCCAGTTCATCCGCAAGCTCACCGGCCACATGGTCGTGCTCACCATCGCCGAGCAAGAGGCCATGTGGAACTCCATCGACGCCGAATACGCCTCGATCATCAATTATCTCAACGAAACCAATACCAACACGCTCCAGGCCCAATCCTACGACTACCGAGCGAAGACGGTGGAAAGCACCGTGATTTTCCAAGGCGAGAACGCCGAGGGATCTTCCATGTTCTCCTCGCCTGCCTACCTCGAGCGCGTGGAAATCAACGATCCCCGCCAGCCCATGACGCTGGCCGAGGCAAAAGAACTCCAACAAGCCGCCCCGGAGGACATGCAACGCGTGGCCGAGGAATTTCGCAAAGCGTCCCAGAACGCCGAAGAGGTCGCCATCGCCCGATTGAAATCCCAGATACAGGAATGGAACGACGAACGCGACAACCGCTACCGCTCCCGTTTCCGCCAGACACGCGAACTCGTGAACCGTATGTCCAACTACGCTGGCCGGTTCGTCCAGATCGAGATGGGCGAGGAGACCATCGTCGGCATCGTCACCGCCCTGCGCACCAACGCCCAGCAAAGCGGCGCGCCCTCGCAGCAAAGCGTGGTCATTTCCACCAACACGCCCAACCGGAAACTCACGATTCCCTTGAGCCGCGTGGAGTCGATCAATTTCGTGCCCCCCTACAACAACTCCCGCATGGAGGAGCAATGGGCGCGGCCCGATCAATCCCGCTCCGAGCGAGTCATTGTCACCGGCAACATCCTGGGCGCTTACAGCGCGTTCAACCGCATGGGCCGTGGCACCGGTCGCATCATCACTTTCACCACGGAAAACGGAGCCGTGCGCACCGGCATGGAAATGCCCCGTTCGTGGGCGGAGACGCGCATCGTCGAGGTGCGCGAGCATGGCCAAGCCCGGCAGATTTTGTTGGACCAGCAAAGAACCCTCACCACCGCCACCGGAGCGAACCTACGCTACAACACGACGGATCGCGTGCTCGTGCTCAATGTCCCCGGCGACCGCCAGCGCGGCGGGCTTTTCTGGCGCAACCCCCAACTCAATTCCCTCATGATCGGCGGGGAATTCCGACAAACCGGCGGCAACATGGTTGCCAATGTGAGCCCACAGCGCCTACCGGAACTGATCGGGTGGTTTAACCGCAACAACCACACACTCACGCATGTTGAAACCCCCGGCGACCGCACCCTCGCCGCCGCACGCCGCCAGACCTACGATCCCAACCAACTCCAACTCGATTTCGATGCCGCCCCGCGCGACCAGGTCGCGGCGCAGGAGGATGCGGATAAATCCGCCGCCGCCCGCTTCCAGTCCGGCCTCGAGGGCGTGATGGGCCTCGCCTCGGGCTACTCCAACATCCCGGGCGTGGACATGGACGAAGTGCTTCAGACCGCCCGCATCGCGCTGGCCGATGCCGCCCGCTCGTTCGACGCCTCGCGCGGCGTGCCGTTCGGCCCCTACTCCTCCATCGTCGTGCGCAACCGGCTCAACAGCCTCTACCGTCGCGAGAGCCTCCGCCGCGAGCGCATCCCGCAGAGCCTCGACGAACCACTCCCCGGCGACTTCAGCGAGACCCGCCAAGACTACACGCCCGACACCACCACGCCCGATGCCGCCACCACCGCCACCCGCAACGAAGCCCGTGGCCTCATCGACACCATCACCGCCACGCTCCCAGAGCGCATGCGCGCCGCCGTCGAGGGCTACATGCAACGCCGCCAACAGGAAGAAATCGGCGAGGAATTCGGCATCTCCAAACAAGCCGTCTCCCGCCTGCAGCAAGAAGGATTCAAACGCCTGCGCCAAAAACTCAACGAACGCGGGATTTCGAGTGTGGGAGAACTCTTGTCAGCTCCTCAAAAAAACACGCCGCTCGGAAGCGAACGAGCGCCATTCTACCTCAAATCCGCCGAAGTCCTCGACCAGAAGGTGCAAGGCAAGAGTGCCACGCTCGACCAGATCAAAGCCCTCCTCTCGCCGCAAAACGGCATCAAGGCCGAAGAGGTCAAGTGGACCGGAGTGATGCAGGAAGCCGAGCGCCTCGCCAAAGAAAACAACGGCAAGGTGCCGAAGGACGCACTGATGGAGTTTCTGGCAAAGGATGGGAGTGTGCGCTTGGAGGAAGAGTTGTTTGGATATCACAAAGATGCAGTCTATCCGGCAAGTTGGTATGCAGAAAAAAAACCAAACGGAATCTGGTGGGTCGTTGATCCAGATGATTTGGAATCGGGAAGTCCTGCTTTACGGGCTACCGGCGAAACAAGAACCGAAGCCTGGAATAACGCATTGCAGAGTTATCGCAGAAGGTCTCAGCGCGAAACTGTAAAATACGAGCAATACCAACTCCCCGGCGGCGAAAACTACCGCGAGGTGGTGCTGGCAATTCCTGTTAAAGTAAGTTTGCCTAAAGGATATGAGGCAAGGCAAGAAAATGGACAATGGGGAGTTTTTGCAGTTACTGACGATGGGAATATCTATGGTGAAGGATCGACTCGCGATCAAGCAATTCAAAGAGCAAATGAATACCTAAAAACAGGTAAAACAACCTCTGAACTTGATCCTTCATACACCTCCTCCCACTTCTCCGACATCCCCAACTATGTCGCCCACATGCGCCTCAACGAGCGCACCGATGCGGAGGGCAATCCCGGATTGTTTGTGGAAGAGATTCAAAGTGACCGGCATCAGGCGGGGCGGGAGAAGGGGTATGCGCTGACAGAATCGGAACGAGCAGAAGTGAAAGCTCTGGAAGATAAGGCAAGACGCGAAGGTGGCGTTGTGAGGTTCAGCGCAGAAGACAGGGCGCGATGGGATGAGTCAGGCGCAAAATTTGAAGGCGCTGGCATCCCAGACGCCCCTTTCCGCACGACTTGGCCCCTGCAACTTTTTAAACGCGCCTTGCGCGATGCCGTCTCAAGCGGCAAGGACTGGATCGGCTGGACGACCGGCGAGACGCAGGCGGCAAGGTATTATTTAAGCAAGCAGGTTCAAGGCGTCATTGTGGACCGCCAAAGCAACGGCAATTTTTCCATTCAAGTGAAGCCCATTGGACGGAACGATTACGAGGTTGTTCAACGCGGCGTCAAGGAAGACAAGGTAGAGGAATATATCGGCAAAGAACTCGCATCAAAACTTGAGGACAAAGCGCGCAATCAGTTCGAGGGTCTTGACCTCAAGCTCGGCGGCGAAGGAATGCGCGGCTTCTACGACCAAATCCTGCCCAAGGAAATCGCCAAGTATGTGAAGCAGTGGGGAGGGAAGGTGGAGAAAACAATCATCGAAACTCCAACCCCAGGTTATGAGGCCTACGCTAAGACTAAAATCTTCAAAGATGCTACCCCCATCTGGCGCGTGGGCATCACTTCGCAAATGCGCGAGAGCGTCCAAAAAACAGGCCAATCCCTTTTCGCCCCATCCGGCGCACCCCAGGGCGACGGGGGGTTCTTTCGCCCCGAGGACGAGCCGTTTGATGAGCATGTGAACCAGCTTCTGAACGATCTCCAAGGCGTGCCGTTCGACATGGATGGCGCCGTGCCGTTGCAGGAAAAAGCGGCGCAAGAAGAGGGTAGGGGACAACCCTACCAAGTCGGCCGCCCCGACCTGGCCTTCGGCGCGAACAATCCCGATGTGCGCGGGTTGGATCAATTCTACACCGACCGGTTCTTGCCCGAGACCGAGGCCCAATGGGAAACCTCCGCCCGCGATATGGTGGCGAAGGATTTTGAGGGCACCCGGCGCTCGATTGAAAAAGCCGGTCTCGCCGGGCAGACGATCTCGCCGGAACTCACCAAAGCCTCCGACCAGATCGCCAATTCGCTTCGCCAAAAAATGCTCCAGACCGGCAAGGATGAAGACCGCCGGGCGTTCAATGTTTTCTGGTATGCCTACCGCTCCACGGGCACCGAGGCGGGCCGCGCGTTGGCCGCGCGCCGCGACCCCTTCAAGACCCCCGCCATGCGCCACCGCGAATTCCTCATAGACCTCATGCTCACGCCGGGCAAGAAGGACAAGGCGCGCATCGATGCCGAGCCGGACCCCGCGAAAAAAGCCAACCTCATCGACAGCGTGACCGCCGCGCTTCTCAAAAAACTCAAGGATGCCGGAATCTCTCCCGAGGACATTCTAGGCAACCGCGTGGTCGTGGGTCTGAACAACGCAGAGATCCAGCGCCAATTCCGCACCGGCCTCAATGCCAAGCAGGCCGAGGTCTTCGATCTTCTCCTGCGCAAAAACCAAACGCCCACGCAGATCGCGCAGCGCACCGGCATGAAGCCCGACGCCGTGGAAGCCGTCTTCACCGCCTTCAAAAACCGGATGCGCCAGCAGCATCTTGCCAAATTCAAAGCCGGTATCCACAAGCAAACCGAAGCCACCCTCGGGGCCGCCCGCACGCCGACCCCCAAAGCAGCGGGACTCTTCGGCGACCAGGTCTCAGACGCCGAAGCCGATGCCGCGTTCAACCAATGGTTCAGCGGCATGGTGGGCACGAGCGATACCAAGAAAATCGGCCGGCCGAAATTCCGCATCGACGATCCCGCCCATGTGATGCGACTCGCCCGCGCGATCCAAAGCGCCCGTGGCGAAGCGGGTCTGAGCGACATGGCCTACGAATGGTGGATCATGAACATCCTCTCGGGGCCGCAAACCCAAGTGGTCAACATCGCAGGCAACTCCGGTTTCCTCGCGCTCGACACCACGCTGCAGCGCGGCATGGAGGCACTTGTCAATATTTTCGTGCGCGACCAGCAAGCGGCGCAGTTCGGAGAGTTCCAATCGTTGTTCAAAGGCATCCTTCCAGGCATCACCAAAGGTCTCGCCATGGCCGCGAAAGCGTGGAGCGCCGAGCACGATTTCTACGAGCACACCGTCCTCGGCACCCCGCTGGAACTCGGCCAATCCGACAAGCTCGGCAACACCCGCGCCGCCATCCCCGGCCAAGCGGGCAAAGTGATCCGCATCCCCGGCCGCGCCCTGCTTTTTGCCGACAGCTTCTTCAAATCGCTCAGCGGGCAAATGAATGTCGCCGCCTTCGCCTACCGCATCGCCAAGGCCGAAGGACTCACCGGCCAAGCCCTCACGGACCGCGTGGCGCTTCTTTCCAAGACCCGCAACGAGGTTGTCAGCGAAAACATGCCTTCCGCCGCCCCTTCGCAGGAAATGGTGGAGTTTTTCGCCCGTCAGCTCGCCCGCCGCGACGAATCGCTCGATCCTGCTGCCCTCGTGGCAAACCGCTCCAGCGAGGCATGGGAACTCGCCCGCGAGCAAGCCGCCTACGATGCCGCCAAGGCCGCAGGCTGGACCGAGGCCGCGTGGATTCGCGCCGTGGACAAATCCAAGGAAATGACCTTCCAGCAGGATTTGCAGCGCCGCGCCGAGGGCGGCAACTTGTTCGAGGACGCCGCCGCGAAGCTGCAGGATGCACGGTTCAACAACCAACTCATCGGGTTTTTCTTCCCGTTCGTCAAAACCCCCTACAACATCTTCCGCACCGGCATCCGCAAATCCCCGCTCGGAGCCGCGAACCTCACCTTCCAAGCCGGGAAGGGCCTCCTTTCGATGAAGGATGGCAAGCCCTTCCTCGAAGGCGATCCCACCCTCGTGCGCGACATGAGCGAGCAACTCCTCGCCTGGACCGCCATGGCGCTCATCTTCGGAGCCGTGCAAGGCGACGAGGACGATGACGACAAACTTCTCCTCATCACCGGCAGCCAGCCCCGCAGCGAATCCAGCGCAGGAATCCGCGACCTCAACACCCGCGCCACCGGGGGCGAGTATGTGATCCGGATCGGCGGGCGCAATGGCATCACCATCCCCTACGGCCGCCTCGATCCCATCGCCACCGTGCTCGGCACCACCACCGACCTCATCCGCTCGATCAAACGCAACGGCACGCCCACCGAAAATCTCGCCTCCGTGTGGAACTACATGGTCGCGCAAACCAACTCGAAAACCTTTCTCCAAGGCATCGCCAACATCGCCACGATCCTTGAAGGAAAATCCGACCCCGTCGGCGCGACCCAGCGCACCCTGTTGCAAGCCCTCGTGCCCAACATCATCCGCCAGCCGCTCCGCAATCTGGACGACTATGTGCGCGACACCAAGACCGCGCCCGCTACCTACACACTCTTCCCGAGTGGCAACCTGGCCGAGCCGAAGGTGGATATTTACGGCAACGAGATTCGCAAAGGCTCCAGCCCCGTGATGCGGCTCTTCCTCAACAGCGCCCTCGCCACCGAGCCCGTGTTGCAATCTACCGACGAGCTTCTGATGAATTGGAACCGCGCCAACCCCTCGATGGCCTACGCGCCCCAGCAAGCCGAAGCCATCTACAAAGGCCGCGATGGAAAAGAAAAATCCATGACCGCCGAGGAAACCCGCCGCTACCGCCTCGCCGCCGGCCGCCTCGCCAGCGTGAAGCTCCGCGCCGTCGCCACCCCCAACCGCGTCGCCACCCCCACCGAGCAAGACATCCAAGAAATCCGCAACGCCTTCTCCGAAGCCCGCCGCGAAGTCCGCGAACGAATGTTCGCCGGGCGATAAATTGACAGCGATAAGCAGACAAACTATGATCCACCAACCCGCCGCCTGATGTTCCAGCCATACCAAAGACCCCGCATCGTCGAATTTCCAGACCCGGCCACAGGGCACATCACGGCCGGCATTTCCGTGGACTCGAAGAGCCTAGAGCAATCCGACATCCCAGCCCTCGGCACCCCCATCACGCAGATCGGCCTGCCCGAGGAATTTGCGGACAAATACAGCCCTGGTCATGTGCTCACGAGGATCTTGGCAAACGAAGGCTCGCCCGGCTACCAACTCATTTTCGAGAAGCTCCCCGGAGCCACGCTCACCGGCAAGATCGTCACGGAAAAAGGCCAAGTCGCCACGCTCACCCGCCAAACCGTCGCCCCCGGCACCCCCGTCACCGCCAGCGCCTTCACTGTCACCGCCCGCTTGGAACCCGACGGAAAAGGCAAAAGCGTGCTGGAGAAGGTGGAAGTAGGGGAGGTCTTCTCCGAAGCCCGATTCACCGCCGAGAAGCCCGAGGTCGTCCCCACGCCCTTCCGGGCCGCCGTTCCCGAGGAGACCACGGAATTTGTCCAGATCGGCGAGGCCGAAATGCCGGTGCTCGACCAAGAAGGCGACAAGGCCGCGAGCCAAGAGCAGCTCACGAAATTCACCAAACGCGTGCGCCGCGTGCGCCGCGACCTCTCCAATGTTTCCGAATCCCTGCAGGAAACCAATGTGGACGAGGCCGGAATCGTCGAGACGATCACCAAAACCCTCCAAACCGGCCCCCAAACCGTGGACCCTACCGCCACCCTGCGCGGCCAGGTAGAAGAGCTAGGCGACGGGCTCACGCTCAAGACCGAGGTGGAAAAAGCCAAAATCTTCGGAGGGAAAACCATCTCCGCCGAGCGCCCCGATCCAGTCCCCGAGAAATTCCGCGTCGCCGTCCCCACCAAGACCCTCGAAGAAACCGTCACCGGCACCGCCACCGCCCCCGTTTTAGTAGGAGGCGAAATCGCCGAGAGCGAGCAACAAGTTACGGAATTCACCAAGCGCACCCGCAAGGTCACGCGGGACATCCCGAAAGACAACGAGGGCAAGCCAGTCCCCGTCCCCCTGTCGCAAAAAGCCACCACGCCCGAAGGATTGTTGGCCAGCGTCACCGAGACTTTCCAAGCAGGCGATACCGCAATTACGCCAACGGCCAAGATCAGCGTCGAAAGCGAAGCGATGGGCGATGGCAATTACATCGTCCGCAAGACGGAGTTGCCCGAAGTATTTTCGGGGAATGTCTTCACCGCTGAACGGCCCGATCCGGTCCCAGAGAAAT